TGGCGATAGCCCATCAATACTAGTAGGCTTTTCGAAATCATCCCAATACGGTTCAATATTAAATTTAACTGCCATTTTTATTCCTTAAAATTCAATTACTAATCTAATTGTTTCTATTTGATCTGGTCCACGATTAACAGGTTCTCTATTTTCAATAAATACCATCGAACCAGAACCATGCTTAACCTCTGGTAATGAAACAGAATCAATATCTTGTCCACCACTAGCAGCTGCTTCAGCTCTAACCACTTCAGAATTTTCAAATGGTGTATAACCAGTATCTTCATTTTGCAAATATCTAATTAACCAAGTGTTAGCTGTTGAATCATAAACCTTTTCTTCAACAACTCTACCTAATGCACCGCTATTAGATCCTTTAATAATATCATCAGCGCTATACGCGCCTGTGTATGTAGGACCTGGATCGGTAATCATAGTGTGTGTTGTATTATACATACTAGCTAATGCAACGACATCAGTGCTTTGATCAATAGGTTCTTTAACTAATAGAATCTGTCTAAAGTCATCAGCTGCTACGATAGCACCGGATTCTGTACCAGAGAATTTCTTATTAAGACATGCATAGTGAGCACGTAAATCAACTCTAGGGTCGGCTCCGAATCCATTATCTGGACCGATGATAGCTCTTATTACCGCACCAGAACCACCGCCGCCAGAAATAACAATTGTTGCATGGCCATAATCTTGACCTGCAAAGTTTGTTTTAACCCTGACAGTATCAATTGAACCAGCAACATCAATTGTACATTCAACCTCACAACCTGTGCCATTGCCTTCAACTGTTAATGTCGGGATTGTTGTAAAGCCAGAGCCACCGTTTTCAATAACAACATTATATATTGCGCCGTTAACAGCATTCTCTTGGATACTCCATTGAGTTTGCAATGCAGTTTCTGCACCAGCACCAGGGTTACTTTCTAGTTTTAATACTGGGATAAAAGATTCTGTTAAGAATTTTGACCCATTAGATGTAGATACTGAATATAAGTATTTCCAAATATAACCATCATTAACTTCGTAGTTGATAATACCACTAACAGCACCAGTATCATCTGGAGATTTTACAGAATTACCCGGACCGTTTCTTAAACAAAGGTACACGTGATTATTATTAGTAATAACATAATAAGGTATACCAGCTTCTGGATCTAGGGTACGATCATCGTATGATTTATAATTATTGCCAGAAACCCACAGATGTCTAGGGCATGCTGAAATTGCATCATCCGCTTCTAACTTCTTTAATGCATACATATTTTCCCATGCATTATTAGTAGTATACTCATTCTCATTAGGAATTGGTGGAATCGTATCATCTGCCCACGGATTAGGACGACCTAACCCAAGATAATATGCGGTATTTCCTAGGCCTGATACGAACTTTTGTGTTGTATCTAATCTAAAATTTTGTGTAATTATTGCTGCCATTGTTTATATTTCCTTGTTATGGTGATGAACTACCACCTGATAATGTAGTACTGCCTGTAGTAGATGAACTACCACCTGAAACTGTGCTTGTTCCTGTAGTAGATGAACTACCACCACTTATTCTTGGACTTAAAATATCACCCCACACTGGATTACCAGGTGTTGCAGTATTTAATGGATGCCCCGCTTCGGTGTATCCATCTGGGCCGTCCCAACCCATGAATTGTAATCCATGTGCTGAACCAATGTGTGTTCCTATACTTTTATTTATAACATCTATAAAAGTAATATTAGCATATTCACGTATTGGCCAGTAGTTTTTAAATTTAAGATTATCAAAGTGATCGTATGCCCACAGCTTATTTGATGCTTTAAGCCAATTGTAAGATTTTTCAACGAATGTAGTTAATGCATCTAAATTGATATCACGTTTAATCACTTCGATATTAATTGCAAACGGTAATCCATCACGCTGAAACCCTGGCTGATTCTTTGGTTGCCCATCAAGTAACACTTGAATAAAGATTAAAATCTCACCAAAGAATACGAACCCGGCTGGATGAATCAATCGTGTAAATGCGTTCTTCCACTCATCAATATTTTTACCAGTTTTAAGTACGTATGAGAACTTCTGCCAAAAATGTGAATCTTGTATGATTCTGTTATCAGATATGAATGAATCAATATTGTCAAACACACCACGCTTATAAACTTGAACTATATCACCAACCTGTAACTCAGATTCGAATACAAGCTTGGTCATCATATGATCATCATGCATTCCCCCAGCCATTACTTCCTCTGATTGTACATATGCTTCAGTGTATACATCATTAATAAATACTACATCGTCATCAAACCGCGGCATAAATGTATTATCATCAGGTTCAAAAATAATATATGATGCTGATGCAATGGTCCAAGTAAATGATGGTGCGTACTTAGACTTATCAGCTATAATACCTTCCTTTCTGTTAAGCCACTTACCATCTGATGGGATCATCATCTCATCTTTAGGGAATGATACCTCAACCTCTTCATCATAAATTAATTTAAAGAATGCTGTAATAGATTCGGGGGTACCTCTACTTCTATAGAACTCTACAAGATGTTTATAAAATAAATGAGGATCAGCTTCAAATGTTCTTGGAATAGGTGTACCGATCTCATTCTGTAATTCATTAAGAAGAGTAGTTTCAATTAAATCAATATCACGCTGATGGTCTAATTGGTTTAAGTAGAACCCTGATTTATTAATCTTTTCAAGATACAACGCATAAACAGTAATAAAATTTGTTAACTCTGGATACTCAGTACTAATATGTTCTGGTACTAAGTCATTAACAAATGATGAGAAATTAAAACTCATTAGTTATTTACCGTGTTATAATCAATACCGGCTGAAGTACCGCCGGTTGCCATTGTATCAACTTCACCGGTAATTATAGCATTGGTAACATCGATAGATAATAATTCATTTCGCGTTGGTGATATATCTGATGAAGCAGGTTTAGTCATTATTTTAATAAAATCAATATCAATGCCTGGAATTGATTGTGGTGCAAACCCGTTTAGTTCTACAATACCTGCGTGTTTGTCAATTACTCCAACATTTGCATTTAATATTTTACCAGTATCAGATATAATTTGAACAATATGTTTATTTTCTTCAGTGTCATAATAGTCTTGAAGAGATGCTAAGGAATCTCTATACATGAATAGTGTTGACTTAATGATGTTTGTTTGCCCGATCTTTTCAGTTATTGATTGGTTAAAATCAAACTTATAATACTTGTCTTCGCCTAATGACGGAGTAAATATCTTATGCATTGTTATACGAGTAATGTTTGATATAATAGCAATATTTGAAGCATCTATCTCTTTAAGAAGATTTGAGAATCTAAATACACCACCAAAAATCTTAAGATTGGTGTTATTATATTTAGTTAAAACATCTCTAATACCTTCCGCTAATTTAGATGAAGTTACATTAGCAACGTTTGGATTAAACTTAAAGAAGATTTCCAGATCAATGTAGGTATATTTAGCATCAACTAAGATTGGTGTTATTGATACTACATTCTTAGGTTTAAGATACTTTGTTATAATTGTTTCTTTATCTTCTTTAGATAAAGACTCACCATCTAACGGCTTAATTGAAATATATACCTTACCATAATCTGGTGGAATATTATCTTCTCCACCCCACACAGTCAATGATTCGATATTGCCGTATGAGTTTTGAATAATAGCTTTATAGTCATCAGGTGTTACAGCTCTATTTTGAGCAACGAATCCTAATGGCGCGTTAAACTTAACCGACTCAGATGATTCTAATGGTGCACCGCCAACTGCTAATGACACAGTTGATACATTAGCATCGGTGTTACCACCAATAGAACCTGCTAATGAAAATACCGTAGCGCCATTAATATCCACCTCATCTAAAGACGTATAAGATAATTTAATAATATTACCAGGTGATGGTTTCTTACCAATAATGCCATCACCAAATCTGATTTCATAATAACCAGTTCTCGATTCTTCTAAAAAATACACCGCAGATTGACCATTGATGTTAGTAATATTTACTGATTTAGCGTAGGAGACAGCATCAGTGCTTGTTGCTGATTCATATACTTCTACGATAAGCGATTCGGTATTAACATTAGGATTGTTTAAAACATACTTTTCGAATCCACTATCGTCGTAAATATATTGACGAGTTACAGTAGTACCTTGCTCTAATTTAACATCGTTAAAAATAAACTTGCCGTTAATATCAGCTACAATAGCATCTGATGTTTCTGAAGCAATAAGGTTATACGTAACCGAATCAATAATAGTTGTAAACTTAGTACCACGATCAATCGCTAATGACCCACTTGGAACGTATGGTGCAAGCAATTCAATATCAACAACAGCCCTTGATGGCGTAGCAGATCTTGGTGTATATGATAATAGCTTAGCATGAGATACCACACTCTCTCTCAACTGTGCAGTATCTAGGAATGTTTCGTTTAACGCAAAGTTAGCGTTAACAGCATTAATATGAGTAATATATGATAATACATCAATCATCGTACTCATTGCGGAGCCTTCAAAATTATAGTCTTGGAACGCGCCAGGCTGTTCCTTCATATATGTTATTAAATTAGACTTTAATGTGTCAAAGTCTAATTCAGCTGCATTGATTCTTCTATCTTGTGCCATTATCGTAGTCTCTCTAATG